AGCAAAGTAATCTAAATATGTTTTGTTAACAACATCATTTCCGTTTACAGGGGCGGTTGAAACTGTTGCAGTCGTAAAAGCCGCAGATGATGGAGTCGTCGCACCAATAGTCGTACTATTAATAGTGCTGTTTGTAATGCTTAACCCAGATTGACTTGGGTTTATAGAAGCATAAAATGGCTGACCCTGACCAATAAACGTGTTAAAAGTTTTATCAACATTAAACAACGCCTGTACAGGCAGAATGTTTTGTTCTATGGATTGTGCAGGGTCAGACATAGCGCCTCTTAGGATTGGTCAGCGATAGCAGTCACATAAACAATGGATGGGCCAGAAGCCGATCCAATCATGCGAACATAAAAGGGCGTTGTGGGGACAGCCAAGACAATTGGGGTAGTCATAGAAGCTGGCAACACAAAGTTTCCAGTAGTAGAACCGCTAACTGGCAACACAGCCGCACCCACGTTAGCATCGCCCACATTTACAGCAACATTGGCAGAACCAGTATTGAGAAATGAGGCGTAGTTAACTTGGTCATTGGTAGTGTCATCAATCAGAACAGCGGCTGTGGATGAAGCCGTCACCGAAATGGCGACTGTTAATCCAGCGGTGCGGATGACTGATGTATTAGCCATGATTAGACAACATTCGCAGGGATAGGCTGATCTTCGCAAGACTTCACGGTAATCAACATTGAGGCAGCCGCTTGAGTCACAGAAGCACCAGTCAAGTTCAACAAACGCACGATAACTTGGTTATCAGTTGTTGTGTAAACATTACCAATGCCAACGCCAACAGTCATTGCGGCATCGATTTGCGCTTGCACAAAATCATTGGCTTTAACACCAGGCACAGTCAAGGTGACTTCTGTTGATGTTGTTGCAAATGTGGTGCTCGGGAAAGTCACTTGCACAATGGTTTGTGCCAAGACGTTTCCACGGGAAATAGTCGTTTTAGACATGATGATTCCTTTTCAAGAATAGATTAAATTGTAACGCTAAATAAAGAAAAAGCCACCCCTTTTGAGAGTGGCTTTTCTTAGCTCATTTCAGAGTTTAGGAGTAAACGCTGAAGTCGTAGCCATAGACATAAACGTCCATAGTAGCAACAGCGCCTTGTGCAGTTCCTACGTTCACATACAGGTTTTGAGCTGTTTGTGTAGCAGTTGTTGCAACGGTACGTTGTGATACTACGGTTGATCCTGTCAAAGCTGACAAAGCCGCATTAGAAACAATTGCAGTACCACCAGCGCTAGGGGCTGTAAATACACCCGCAGCGGCAGTAGTCAATGAAATTGAAGCATTGGTGAAAACCACGTTACTCACAGAGTAGTTTGTGGAGTTGTTGATTGCGATAACCGCTTGATCACCAGTTCCGTTGACGTTAACACCAGTCACTACGCCCAAAAGACGGATTGCTTGGTTAGATGCCAAATTGGAGGGGTGAATCGTTGTGGTACTTGCTGGGCCTGGATTTGCCATGATATTTCCTTAAATTGAGTTAATAACGGGGGGCATTTAAACCCCCCATGACCATTAGGCGGCTACGCGGCAAGCCAACTCTGGGTAGAGTGGGGCCCAACCATAGAGTACATCCAACCTTGTTGGGATGGAATCGTTGTTAATTGTATACTGACGTACTACACGCATAGACAAACCGATTTCCTTGTCGGAAGCACGACCAGCAAAATGCACACCTTCAGGCAATTCCAAATCGGCTACTGCCAATGTGAACGCATTTCGGTGCATGATGATGTTCTGTGGTGAAACAGTGCCTGTGCTGTTGAACTGAGTCACAGCGGCAGTGCTAGAAGTTGTCGGGATAGACACGTTCTGGAACTGACCAGCGGTGATCACAGCGGGGCTAACTGTCACAGACACAGAAGAACCAGAGGCAACGGACGCAGCAGCCTTCACAACAAAGTTGCGAAGTTTGTTAGTGCCGTAGGCTTGACGATTCTGTGGGTTGACAGCAAACACGCCAGCAATCTGGATAGTGTCACCAGCGTTCAGGTTTAATGTACCTGTGTTGGCGGCTGTCAATGTGATAGTGCTAGAAGATGCCCAACCAGAGGCTAAAAAACCTGTTGCGGTTGTGGTGCTAACAGAAGCTGTCACAGTTGTTGTGGAATTGTTGCCAAAGGTTTGGCTTACCACGTTCTGATCCATTTTCCAGTTCATGCCCGCAGAGTCACGGCCCATCAAACCTTTACGGTACTGATCGCCAATGGCTTCTTGAGGAACAAACAAACCCTTCAAGCTGTCCACGATTGTTGCGCTTGTAAAAGGCTCAACAATACATGAACGACGACCGTCACGGGGTGCGCCTTCAGAGTCAAGGTAAGCGCCAGCAGTCAGATAAGTAATCAAACCTGTGGGCGGTGTGCCAGCAGTACCAACGATGTTGGCAGTTTGCAGGGTAGCCATAGACATACCATCACGGTCAATCTTGTTGGCAATAGCTGCAATAGCGGGCTTCAACACTCGGTCAGAGAACATATCCAAGGACAGAGCCAAGTCTTGTGTTGTGAACTGTGTGTCAACGTGGAACTGTGTAGACAAAGTAACGGGGACAGATGTCTCGTTAAAGTCTTCCACGTTCAGGGCGGGGCCAGTAGTACCGATGAAACGACCAGGCTTACGGACGTTAACGGTGTTACCGATTTTTGCACCTACGACAGCAAATTGGTCGTCATAGTTGCGGTCAACTTCCGATGTGAAAGTCAGTTCATTTTCCAAGACCATCAACGCTTCGTTGGTGATCTTGCTAATCGTCAATAAATTGTTTGACATTTTAAATTACTCCAAATAGATTAGGTTTACCGAATCTTACCCGCTTTGCGTGCCAATTTCCACGCCTGATAACTACCATGCCATTCGCCATTAGCGGACATGGGTACATCAGGTTGACCTTGACCACCACGAATCGGTTGAATCGGTGCTGGTGCTTTACTTCTTACAACAGGGGCTGTCTGCTTGGTCTCAGGCTTTGCCTCAAACCTTGCTTCTAGTCTCCCAATCTCTCTAAGCGCTGCATTTGGACTCAAGCTGGCGATCTTTTTGGCTAGGTCATTGTTTTCAGCTAGGTGATACAGGATTTTTGGGCCTACATCACTCTCCAGAATTGCATCACGGACTGCGTTATTCACGACAACATCACTAGATGCGACCAAATCATCAAAATCGGGCAATTCCGCTTTGGCATCTTGAACCTTTTGCGCCCAAGATTGGATAATCTTTTGCTGCGCTTCTTGCTCTCTTGCCTGTGCTACTTGCCTATCCCGTTCCGCTAACGCTCTTTCTGTTGAAAACTCGGCTAGAGCCTTCGCATACTCAAACGCATCGCTGAACTGGCTTGGTTGTGGCTCTTGGTCAACATTGATAGCTTGTGGCTGTCTCTGTTGTTCCATTGCCGCCAAACGCTGTTCTAAATCTACCCTAGCTTGGCGTTCCCGCTGGGCTTCTTGCCTAGCTTCCTCACGTTGCTTGGTTATCTCTGAAAACCGCTTTTCAAGTTTAGGATTTTGCTTACGCTCACCCTCTTGGTTTGCTTCCTTTTCTGCCTCTTTCGGTTCACTCTGTTCTGCCTTGGCTACTGGCTCGGGAGTTTCCTCAACCGCCTCAGTATCCGCAGGGGATTCAGCTAAACCTAATCTGTTTGCATAAAATTCTGCTGCATTCTCGCTAGTCAATACTTGACCCGCTTCTTTATCGGACATACGTTTCCCAACGATTTGACCCTATGAACCTCATAGGTACGGTTTAGTGGTTTTTACCACAAATTCTTTTAAAAATCAAATAGCCCGTTCAGTTGTTTCGGCAGAAGCATTTTTAAGCGTCATTCTGTCCAAAGTAGCCAATTGAATAGCTATGTCTGCTTTCATGCGTTCTATCTCAATTTGAGTCTGAGTTTTCAGCACAGTATCGTGTGCTTGACCATCCACCCGCAATTGCATTTCGGCACGATCACTTTGCTCACGAATCTCAACTTCATGCGCCTTGTTTGTCTCTTTCATTAGAGTGCGCTTGGTCTCGGAATCTTGACGTAATTGCTCAACGTCCATGCGGTTTTTAAGCATTAAATCTCTAGCTTGAAGCGCCTGTGTAAGTTCCTGAATCTGCTTCTGTGAAATAGCCAATTGCATTTGTACTTGTGGCGGCACTTTAGACTTATCGTCAATTTGAGCCATTGGGTTAGCAGCGGCAAGGCGGTCAGCAATAATGTCAGCGCCAGGCCAATCCATGTTTCTAAACACCAAATCACCCGCCACTTTCATCAATTCTGGTGTGGCAGACAACAATGGAAGCATATTGTCCACAGCCTCTTGGCGCTTGGAGTTATAGCCTGGGCCTGTCTCCATCACCACATCGTATTGACCCACAGAAATGTCGTTCAGCACTCTGCCAACAGAATCCCGTTGATTGATCGTCAACAATTCGGGCTTGCCATCATCGCCAATGATTCGCATGACACGCTCTGTATCGTAAATCTTAGGAATAAGGTCTAGGCAAATTTTGCCAATGTGAGCAATTGACCGTGTAAGGTTGTCGTAATAGTCAAAGTTTGTTAGGTCAACTTGTTGTTGCTGACCATTCAAAGCCTTGCCTGAAATGTTGCCTTGACCAAGCTGTGCAGGGTCAAACACACCCATGATTGCTTTAATGTCGTTGTCCACACCCATAGCGGCAGCCATAACGCCAGTTGGGGGCGGCTCTGGTTGTAGTCTAGTAGGCGCTGGCGCAGGGCGACCATCAATATCAGTCTGTTTGTATCTCAGTAGTGGGAAAGACTTGATGTTGGCATTTGCCCAATCAGATTCGTGATTCTCATCTTGTCCTTCAGCAATCAACCACTTAGCTTTAGGGGCAAGTGCAACGCTTTCTGTAATTGAAGTTTGCCAAAAGTTATACATCCGTTGTGGGTCTTTGGCATAACGAATCATTCCAAACTTTTTGCGCTTGTCACCAATAATGATGTGACGACCGTACACGGGGACAATTGGAATGTATTTACCCGCCCAATCACGTTCCTCAATAATTTCTACTGCGGTCAGCTTTACATATTTAATTGTCTTTTTGTACGAATCACGCTTGTCCACCACCGTAATGCCGTAAGCATCAAGGCGTTTAAAGAAATCTTTATCGTCAGCAAATGTTGATGTGCCGTCACTCAAAAGGTACAAAGTAGCCTTTTCTTTGACCGTGTAGTAATACTCAGCAAGGCGAATGTCCTCTTTGGTAATCCACTCAGACTGCGAATCGCCCGTTCCACGTTGTGTAAAACTTGTGCCACCGTCTTGAGCATCAGGATATAACTTGCGGAATTCATCTTTTCGCATCATTGTTGTAATTAAACAACGGTCTGCGTCTGACCCGTCTGGCGCTACCGAATTGGGATCAAAGTAAACGGTAAAAGGATTGTCCACAGGATCAATGTAAATTTCTTGGTCAAACGAATCCTCTGAGACATAGTTTGTCTTAACCCGCATATAACCCCAACCCATGCGAACTGCATATTCAAACGCATTGTCGTAAGCATGATCAGCGTTGGAGTTAACCTCAATGTGGCGAATAATCCCGCCAATGGTCTGTGCGTCCACCATATCATCATGCGTATTTGTGGCATGAACTTTGATGCGGGGGCGCTGCTGACGTTGTTGGTTTGAAACTTGGCGGCAATAGTTATCCACCTTGTTTACCGTGATAACGGGGCGTGATTCAAGATTGCGGGAGTTTTGCAGTTCCACAGGCCATTGATCGCCACCGCCAAACTTTAGGTCTTCTAAAGCCTCTTGACGGTTCATTGTGTCTGCATCATTAGCAAACTTGAGGAACTCTATTGCCTCTTGAATTCGTGAGTCGTAATCATCAGCCATGATGTTGCCCTAAGTGATTTGGGGTCATTTTAACTCATCCAAGAATGTTGACCACCATAATTTGCAGTAGGTCTTGGCTTTCTGCGCTCTTTAGGCTCATTGACCATCAGACCGATATACCTAAAAGCATCTGCGCCATGCGAATAATTGTCGTGCAATGGCGTTTTGCTGAATTGCTTAGT